AGGCTTCTAATTACGCCTACGGTAATGCGTATCCTCTCGACAGCTACGCTCAGGTTCAGGCAGCTGTGCAGTACTTCGACAGCAACTTTGGCGCCATGGAGCCTGAGATGCGACACACGTTTGCTGTAAACATGGTGAAGCGTGCCTCTGCAATGGGCATTCCCTTTAGCAAGACGGCGGCCGACTATGGTTCAACTACGTTTGCCCCAGATGAGCACATTCGTATTGCGTTAGACACACGTCGGCCTTTCCTGAAAGAGGCCCAAGTGGCCGTGCTTGACACGTTGTATGAGCGCAGAGCAGAACTTGGCCCAGACCAGTTCTGCGATGTACTATCCGAGTTCGACAAGGTTGCAGAGATTGACTACCGCTACGATAGCGCAGTAGTTGACCCGGCTGCTTCAACCTTCGGGGTCCAAAAGACCGCCGCCGATGAGGGAGACAGCTGGATTAGCGGCAATGACTACGTTACAAAGCGCCAAATCGAGAACTACTCTGTCACCGCGGGGATTACATTGGCCGATGATTACGGCGCTGACTTCAAGAAAGAGTTCATGAAGGACCCGTGGGGCATCTTCAATTCGTTGCCATTAGAGCAGAAGCGGCGTATGGCTCGAGCTGCCTCCGACAATGGGGCAACGGGTCTGCATGACGTTCAGTAACGACATCTTCGAACGGGTTCTCTCCAAAGTCCGCGACCCAGTCGCGATAGTTGAAGAGGACCCGACGGTCGTCGTTGAGACAACGCAGGGTGATGAAGACGTAAACCCTACGGTGCCAGCGGTAGCTGTGGAGGCTAAGTCCAAAGTATCCAACGTGTCAGTGGCGAACCTTTTTCGGAGCCCTGATACGCACCCGTTGATACTGGACTTGGCCCTTTTGCGTAAATACAAGTCGGAATGGCTCAGCTGGGAGCTGGAGACACTTGTTTCTAAGATTACGGCCGACTTTAGTACGCCGACGGTCTCCGACATCAACCTCGAGAAGGTGCAAGCGTGTAAGGCGCTTCATCTAGTTGATGACTTTTGGTTGCGATGGGAGGTTTTTCTGCCTTGTTGCGCGGCATTCAACGGCATGTTCGCCGATTTCCGCAGCATGCAGGTGCCCGATGTAGCCGAGTGCATGGTGGCCGTTGATGTCGCCAACAGAATTCGTGACGACATGCAATGGAGTCAGGAAATCAATACGTTTTTGAGTGTAGTGCATCGGCACCAAGGCATTATGTGCCCTCAACCACCATTGGACTTTGTGAAGGTGGATACCGAAGGCTTCCCTGTCGACTGCGCCTCCATTATGGCGAAGTGGCCACTGGTTCGTGCGTCAGGCAAGGCTCCCACGGGTGCTACCATCGAGGATGAGCAACTACGTAGGATGCTGGGCTCATGGGTATACCTTGAAATGGCTCGCGCTCGGCTAAACACCCAACTTCAAGTACTCCAGTATGTTTGAAATCACACTCACTGAGCCCGTTATGAAGGGCTTTTACACGCAGCTCGAGAAGGAAGCCGCCCCGATGGCGGATGTGCTGCGCCATGTGCAGAGAAGTGGTGTGCGCAATGCAGTACAGGCTGGTGCGGGCAGTGGATTGGGCCTCGGGCTAGGCGCCGGGCTGCTTGCAGGAGGTGCGAAGGGCGGAGTTCAGTCCTATCGCGCCGCACGCGAGGGTGGGCAAGGGCGCGCGCAGGCTGCGGGTGCCGCTATTGGAGGCGGCCTTTCTGGAGCGTTACGTGGGGCGGCCAAAGGCGCCGTTATTGGCGCTGGAGTAGGCACGGGTGCAGGACTTTTGGCCCCCAAGGCTGTTATTGGAGCCACAAAGGACCTGGCCACCAAGAGCAACCAGCTAGGCACGTTTTCCCGCTTCGGTCAGCGGCAAGTGCACAGTTTGACGGGGTGGAAGCCAGGCGGCAGTGCCAAGTCAGTGGAGAGCATTGGCGCCGGAGCCGCTGGTCCCCGTAAAGCGTTGGCAGACACAGTGGCCAAAGGTGGAAGCCCCAAGGCGGTTGCTCGAGCAACCCAAGCTTTGGAGGCCACGGAGAAGGCACAGAAAATGGGGCTAACTAGCCTCCCCGGCATCGTCAAGTCGGTTGGAAAAGAAGGCCTTCTTCCAACGGCAAAGGCTGGTTTGCACGCGGGTTGGGCAGGAGCGTCTCCGAAGATGAAGGCCTTGATGGTGGGGATGCCGGCATCGCAGGCGTTGTCCGCGATGCGCACGCAGAACGACCCCAACAAGCCAGGCCAGGGCAAGGGTGAGCGTATAGGCCGTTTGGCTGGTGGGACATTGGGCAGCATGGCGGCTCCCATCTCACTGTCGGGCAGCTTGGCGCTTAGCACAGCGCTCGAACGTGCGGGTGGCCTTGCCGGTAAAGGCGTGGACAAGTTGCGCGGGCGTAAGCAACCGCTTGTTCCACCTCAGGTTCCACATGAGCCATCACGACCACCAGCTAGCGAACCCGGTGACACCGGGCAAGTGGCGACAGAGAGAGTCTTCGGCACCGGATACAGCGGCGGTGCCGGGGGCTTGGAGTAATTCATGAGTATCCCCGGCGCAATGAGTATGGGTGGAGTTGGTGCTGGCGGAGGTCTTCGCTTTGCAGCTACTCGCGGTCGAATCAACAACGGATTCAATCAGGGCGTCAACTACCCGAGTCCGTTCTTCGATATCGCGCACACGTATTTACCCACCACCGTCAAGTCGATGTTCCGATGGTGCCGGTACTACTTTCTTACTAACCCAATAATCAATGCCACGGTCTTCAAGCTCTCGGAATATCCCATCACTGAGATGATGATTGACCATCCCGAGACTCGGGTCGCGAAAAAGTGGAAAGAGTACTTCGAAGACCATCTGAATTATCGCGGGTATCAAATTGAATGCGGTCTCGATTACAACACGTACGGTAACTGTCTCTCGAGCTTGAGTTTCCCGTTCAAAAAGTACTTGACGTGTTCTGGGTGTGGACACCAGGCGGAGGCTAAACGCATCCGACCACATTGGGTTTTCACCAACTTTGAGTACCGCCTTAGCTGCCCTCGCTGCGGTCATCTCGGTACTGCAAAGGCCAAGGACATTTACTTCAAGAACGAGAGTGGTGTTCGTGTCATGCGTTGGTCGCCAGAGGACGTGGAGATTAGTTACTCCGACCTCACCGGCGAATACACTTACTTCTACAACATACCCCCGACTGTTCGTAACGACGTTATCATCGGTAAGAAAGATGCGGTTGAGAAGGTACCTGAAGTTTTCATTCAGGCATTGCGTCAGCAGAAAGGCGTTATCTTCAACCCAGATATGTTCTTTCATCTACGGCGACCTACACTGGCTGACCAGGACCGTGGGTGGGGCATCCCGCTGCTATTAGCCTGCCTGAAGGACACTTTCTATCTTCAAATTATGAAGAAAGCTCAGGAGGCAATTCTCCTCGAGCACATCGTGCCGCTTAGGGTGCTCTTCCCACAGGCTGGAAGCGGCACGTCGGACCCTTACACCACGATAAATCTCGTGGATTGGCGTGACCATGTAGCAACCGAGATAGCTCGTTGGCGCATGGACCAAAACTACATTCCTATTTTGCCTCTACCGATTGGCAATCAAACAATCGGTGGAGACGGTCGCGCGCTCTTGATGGTGCAAGAGATGCAGACCTTGAGCGAGCAGCTCATCAATGGGATGCAGGTACCCCTCGAGTTTATCAAGGGTGGTTTGAGCTACGCCGGTACGAACATCTCAATGCGCATGCTTGAGAACCAGTTCATCATTTATCTGGCGCGCCATCAGCGCATGGCCAACTGGGTAATGCGGCAGGTCGCCGACTACATGGATTGGCCAATGGCGAAGATTCGCTTCAAGCCGTTCAAGATGGCCGATGACATTCAGCGCAAGGCCTACTTGTTCCAGCTCAACCAAGCTGGGAAGGTCAGTGACACTACATTGCTGGCAGACTCCGATTTGAGTCAGGAAAAGGAAGACCAAATCATGGAGCGTGAGACGGCTAATCGCATGGCTGCGACAGAGAAGCAGCAGTTGGCGATGGCCGAGCTCCAGGGTAAGCAGCAAGTCATCATGATGAAGCAGCAGGCCAAAGCCCAGCAAGAGATGCAGCAGGCCATGCAAGCCCCGGCTGCTCCAGGTGAGCCTGGCGGGCCTGAGACAGGGGCTGCACCTCCCGGCGGACAAGGTGGCGGCGAGGTTCTTCCTGACCAGCCAGGCGCAGGGGCGGACCCGATGGCCGCGGTTCAAAGTCCTTTGAATGCAGGGCAGAACATGGGAATGGGGACTAGCAATCCCGGTACCCAAGGGGCAATGCTGGGCGCTACCAACATCATCACGATGGCGCAAACTATTGCCGCCCAATTGGCGGCTCAAGACCCAGCAACCCAGATGCTCACTATCAAGAGGCTACGAGCTCAGTCTCCAGAACTGGCGGACTTGGTGCTTCAATACTTGGCGTCTAATCCCAATGCAGCTCCCCAACTGCAGCAGCAAGGCGGGGGCCAGAACATGTTGGGCGCCAATGGAGAGGCAGCAGCCAAGGTAGATACAAGGCCGCTTCCTGAGAAACTCCCTCCTCGTCGCGCTGCCGGTATCGTCTAACAAGGGGCTAAGAAAAAGCCGCGCACGTGCGTGCGGCTTTTCCCCTTCGTTACGAAGACGCTCTAGTTTCGCTTCGTGTATCCGTGCGGCGCACCTCGGTTTTGCCAGCGTCAGACAAGACTCGAATCTTTCCAGACTCGATGCTCTTGATGACGTTGCGTTTGCCGAGGAAGAACCCAGTTGCGCCAACAACTGCTGTGGCGACTACACTACCGGCTGATACTAGGATGATGTTCATAGTTCTGGTCATGACTTTCCTTCTGGGTAACCGAAATGGCTATCCTCTCTCTACGTATCTTATGCCCGCTTTTTACACAGAATTTCACTAAGCGGCTACGGCATCACTCAGCAGGATGGTCTCACCCCACGGAGCTGGCACTGTCTTCGACGACGGTACAATGCACCATATGAACTTCATTCGGTCCGGTGCATTTGCTGGAGCTGCACCATCGCCGTCTGTCACGTAGATGACGATGTGCATCCTTGGCCTGAATTCATTTATGTATTTGATGGCGGGTCTGAAGTCTGTGCCACCTCGGCCAAGTATTGGAATGTCACGTAGCTCGTGGATGGACAGTTGGGTTAGGTCGCGTTGCTGCTTTGTATCTGCCTCCATGTACCAGACTTTTTGGATACCGGTTTGCATCATTACGTCAGCGACTACTCTTTTGGCGTCGCTCAACTCTTTGCTGCCCATTGAACCAGAGCTGTCGATGATGAATGCAATGTTTGGGTCGTAGGAGATGAGACTAGGCAGTATTATTCCACGTAGGTACGACCGCTTTGATGGCCTGCGCATGCTGTAGTCCATGCCACCTGAGCGAATGCGACCAATGTAGTCTCTAGTCACGTTTGCCAGTTTAGAGCGCCATGGAACGACGAATACTGTGTCACTGATTTCAACTAGCTCAGACCAGTTACCAGTGGTGTCTCCCCGTCCCTTCTGGGCCTCCATGTGCTTTTTGATTGCACGTGAAGTTTCTCTAGCGATGCTCTTACAGTCAGCTTCTGACCTACCGACCTCCTCGTTTTTGGTATTCTCGAACTCTCGACTCAGGGCGTTGCCAGCTACGCCACCACAACAACCTGACATGATTTGGTTGTCACCGTGACCGTGGCTGTGTCCACCACTCCCACTGCCGTTACTTTGATTTTGACCAGGTTGTGGTTCTCCGTCGGGTGATTCTCCTGCGGCTCCGTTGCTATCGCCATCGGCTTGACCGGCTTGACCGCCTTTACCTGGCTTCGGCTTTTTCTTAGCTTGTTCTTTTTCAAGTTCCTCCAGCAAGGCGTAGTACTCATCCGCGGTTAGTCCAGTCTTGAAGCCAAACTTCTCAGGCATGACTGCCCATTCTGGAAACTCCCACATGAGCATAGTGGTTGTGGTGGCGCTTATTCTTCCTGAGCCTTGTACCCTGACCTGCCTAGTTTGCGTCAGCATTGTCCCGTTGATGAACAGGTCAGCAGCAATGTTGAACAGCTTGGGGTTAGGGTAGGCCTTGCCACGTTTCACGTGTCTCAATTGGTCATGGAAGCATTCGTGGGCAAGACCCGTTGCCAGTATACCCACGGATACCGAGTCAACCCAGGCTGGGTCATAGTAGAGAACGAGACGTTCTGATACACCCATGGGCCCGCCGTAGATGTTATCCATGTTCTCCACGGGCGTTGGGATTAGTCCGTAGAGAGTAGAGGTCAGGTACGGCGCGTACTGCTTGACGTATGCGCGGGCGAGCGAAAGGTTGGAATCCTTATGCGCTTGCCACCCGCGCTTCAGTGGCGGTGATATCACGTGCGCTCCTCTAAATGTTTTGCTAGGCCGCTTTTTGCTAGTGGGACTAGCACCAAGTTTGCCGCTTTCATGATGTCCTTGTTATTCGAGTTACGCCCGAGTCGTTCTTGAATCAGGCCTTCCGCAGCTGGAACTATAATGTCTGCAAGTTCTGCCTCGAACAACTTTGCGATGATAGTCCAGGCAGCGGGGGCCAACTCTTCTTTTTCTGCACGGGTAATTCGTTGACGTACGTAGGCCACCATGCCCGTGTAGGCCGCGAGCACAATGTCCAATCGGTTCTTGTCAATCTTCCACTTGCCTTTGAGCATCTCAAGAGGCTGCGGAATATTGGCCTCCTTTTGATAAACGCAGAACTGCTCGGCTGCAGCTGGTCCAACACATGCTTCGACCATGGCGTCACGGATGGAGTCACTTTTTTCCAGGATGCGAGCAGCGGTCCAACCCCGCGTGGCAAAGTCCCAAGTTCTATGAGAAGCCCAGGCTTTTCCGCTCTGAGGGTCACTGACGGAGGGCAGCATGTACAAGTTCCCTGGTAGCTTCTCCATGAAGCCTGCAAATATGCCCTGCGTAATTGGATATTGATTGGGCCAGTCTTCAACGATTATCTTCTCGATGGCCGCCATCGAATGCTGCATCTTTGACTGTGCAGAGCCCATTAGCCATGTAATCCACTCGCGCGCATTTGGCCCCGGGTCTGTGATGTGCACGAATCGGTTTGCCAATGCGGGGGCGAGGCGGTTGCCACCAGTGGCTATCTCCTCAGGGTTTTGTGCCGCGAGAATTCTTACTCTTGGGGGGATGTCCGCGTCGCCGGTGTGCCGTTCATGGATGAGGCTCATCAGCGCGCCTTGTGTGGCAGGCGGTGCACCGTTGACCTCGTCTAGGAACAGAATGCCTTCTTTCGCCTTCAGTAGCCTGCGTATCTGTGGCAGTACCGCGATTTGGTTGGCATCGCCCTTACCGTCGGGAATCAACGCGCCGGAGAAATCTTCCGGGGGATGAGGCGCGGAGAAGATAGTTTCCAGATGGGCGCCCATCGCTTTGGCCACTTGCTTGACACGCGCTGTTTTAGCCGTGCCAGGATTGCCTTCGATAAGTAGCGGCAGCCCCCATTTGCAGTCGTCATGGCCTGGGTAGCCGTCCATTGGCGTAGAAAGCGCCACTTCTATTAGCTCGCTTACCTCCGTACTTGTTAGGGATTCCGTAACCAGCCTAGCCGCAGTCGTTGTTGTTTTTGCCATACTCTTCAGTTCGTTCCTTAGGTATTACATTGACAGTTGCCGTAGCGCCAGCAGCGCGTGAACAATCCGTCTTCGCATGCTTCAAAGCCAGGTACAGGCTCAACGCCAGCTGGCCATAGGGGTTTGTCGCGTTCTCCCTCCATGAAGTGGAGGCAACTTATGCAGATGTGTTTCTCGTCATTCATGTCAACAAAGACCGGACTGTACCGCCCATTAGGGGCACGCTCCGACCAATGTATTTCACCAAACTGGGCGAGCCCTACTAGTTCTCCTTGGAGGATGTCACTTTCACAGATGTCGCATAGGAGGATGCCGTGCGGGTCCGATATTGGCGGTGAGTCTTCCTGCATCTCACGCAGTTCTTCTAGGACTTCTTCGCAGCAGTCAAAGCAGAAGAAGGATGGTTCATACTTGAACTCACCTTCATGAGTGAGCACATCGTTATGTTGTAGTTTCCCGTCTACCATGTAGGGCTGTACTACCCGCAGCAGGAAGACTTCTTCCACCATCTCCAATTCGTTCGAGCATTGCCCGCAATAGCAACCGGTGGGCTCGAGTGACTCATCTTCTTCTTCTTCGGTGTCTTCTTCCTCTTCGAAAGGGAAGTCAGCTAGAGACGTATCCATAATCTGTCGCGCTCCCTTCCAGATGTACGTTCAATGCTTTGCCAACGACGCCCGACTGTCTCTAGTCGTGTATCGGGCCCCATCCCAGACACTGGGTCAAAGTCCCACAGCAACAGCATGGTTTCTATGTAGTCGTTGTCTTCTCCATCGTGGACGCGTCGCTCGAAGTTCAACCCTTCCGGAAGCACATAGTCTTCAGGGAATTGTGCCCTGGCTTCCATCTCTCGGTCGTATAGGTCATCGATTAGGTCGTTACTGTCTACGCAAAGCCCGAACCAGCCTGGTTCCCCGGGTTCTACATAGTCCTGGTCTAGCCATTTGCAGTAGGCTCCTGGGTAGCCAAGCTCAAGCAGAACCTCTAAATCCCTTTGGTTTACAAAACTGATGAAGTCTTTTTGGTCTACTACCTTTGCTCTAATTCCCCCGAGTGCTCGTCCGTGCACTGGGGAGTACAACGATTGTACTGTCCATTCTCGAATGATGTTTGTAGGGTCGCGAAAGCTGGCCCCGATTATTCCGAATGTCTCTCCAAGGATGTTCGTTCCTGGCAGTGTAGTTAGTAGCTCACTGCTAGCAGCCGAAGGATTGACCAGCATCTATAGCCTCCATCTCCAGACAGAAGTCATGTAGTCTCATCAGGATTCCATTGAGAAGGCCCGCGATGAACGCCCAGATGATTAGTACTTTCACGTAATTCTTATTCCGTGTCTTTGCTTTTTTCAGCGGTCAAACGGTTGTAACTGACCAACCACCATCTCTGCCAGGTCGTCAGTGAATTTCTCGAGTGCCAACTTGGCCTCGGCTGACTCCAGCTGTGGCTCACCTACTGCCAGCAGACGGTTGCCATAATCTTCTAATTTTTCTTTGTCGGATGTGAGCATTGACCCGTCTCCTCGGTCGGTTGTGTTCTTCCTAGGTAAAGGCTTTCTACAAGCTGCTCGTATGCTTTGCCCGTTGTTGTAGGCGGGCTGGGTGTTTCATTGCCTTTAGAGGGTGTATCGTTGCTTTGCACGCCGTGATTCCTTTGTTCAAAGCTCTTATCTCGGCAAAAGTGTGGTAGTTGCGATATTCCAGGCCACTTGGTACCCCAGGCCGGTTATACTTCGGAGAGCGCATGTCGTACTTGGACCCTGCTGAAGCCTTCAACAACTATCGAGACCGGACGCTGGAGGCCATTGGGAAACAGTTCCCAGTGGATGGGAGGACACAGGTCCTTTCGCTCGAGCACTTGGAAGTGCAGGACAACCTAAACCCAGATGACCTGCGCGGGCAGCATCAGGCCAAGGTGAACGGCCAAACGTGGGGTGTTCCGGTGATTGCCCACCTGGTTTTACGGGACAAGCAGACTGGCCGTGAGATACGCGCGAAGACGCGTATTGCTGAGCTGCCTAAAGTCACGCGTCGTCATAGCCAAATCGTCAACGGGCAGGAGTATCAAGTTGATAATCAGTGGCAGTTGAAACCGGGTGCCTATACTCGACGAAAGCAGACAGGCGAGATTGAGACTGCCTTTCAATCGAGTAAGAAGCCTAACTTCGACGTTACATTTGACGATGTATCAAAGGAGTTCAAGGTTGAGTTCGGTACAAAGGCGCGCATCCCGTTGTACCCGCTGCTGTCGACACTGGGTGTTCATGATGAGGATTTAGAAAAGACCTGGGGTAAGGATGTACTGGCTGCAAACAAGGGTGCCCGCGATACGGCCGGCGCTTTAGCCAGGTTTTACAAAACTACACGACGAGTTGAAGCACCATCTCATGCGGCAGCAGTGGCCAACGTAGCTCAGCACTTTGACCAGTTCGACATGCGGCCAGAGTCAACCGTTGTTACCTTAGGCCGGGCTGTAGACCATGTTGACGGCGACGTCTTGGTGCGCGCGACTAAGCGCATGTTGGATGTGCATGGTGGCGCCCCGATGGATGACCGTGATTCTTTGATGTTCAAAGACCTACGTAGCGTAGGGGATTTCTCGCACGACAAGATTGTAGCTGCCGCACCTACCATTCGAATGAAGATGCTGCGTAAGGTCAACACTTCAAGCAACCCGCGCGAAATAGTTCGTCCTGAGTTCTTCAATAAACCAGTACGTGAGACCTTCCACAAGAACTCTGCGGCGCAGGTGGCAAAGCAGGTGAACCCTGTGGAGATGGTATCCGCTGCACAGCAAACGACGGTGATGGGCCCCGGGGGGATTCAATCTGAGAATACAATCCTCGATGAGGTGAAGTTCGTCAATCCATCTCACATGTGCTTTCTAGACCCGATTCATACACCTGAAGGGAGTAAGACTGGGGTAACGCTTCGCATGCCACTTGGTGTGCGCAAAGTCGGCAATGAGCCGCAGGTTCCTTTGTACAATGTGAAGACCGGGCAGATGGAGTACATAGGGCCCGCCAAGTTCTTGCGTTCGCGTGTCGTGCTGCCAGACCAGGTTGAGTGGAAGGATGACAAGCCTACGGCGAAGACCACAGCTGTGAAGTGGTCAGCACCTGGGAATGAAATCACCGAGGGGCATTTGAAGGATGCTGACTATGTGATGCGGCATCCGTCCCAGTTCTTCAATGTAACTAGTAATCTCATTCCGTTCATCAATAATACGTCAGGAGGGCGTGCCTCCATGGCTACTAGGCACATGGAGCAGGCTATTTCATTGGAGCACAGGGAAGCCCCGTTAGTTCAGGTGGGTACTGGACGTGACTGGGTAGGGGCTAGGACATTCGAAGAAGTCATTGGTTCTCAGGCGTCGCACCAATCCCCCGTGGATGGGACTGTGAAGGCGGTAAAGCACGACGCCATTATCATCACTGACAAGCATGGAGCAGACCATGAGGTTCAGATTTACAGGAACTATCCGCTCAATGATGCGAAGTCGGTGCTCGATTCAACGGCATTAGTGAAGCTGGGGGATAGGGTACGTCGAGAGCAGACTATCGCGGATACGAACTTCTCCAAGAATGGCACCATCGCCCTCGGTACAAACCTGCGAGTTGGCTACATTCCATACAAGGGCTACAACTTCGAGGATGGCGTAGTAGTTAGCGAGAGTGCCGCCAAGAAATTGAGCAGCGTTCATTTGTACAAGCACAATCTTCCTGTCGATGAAGAGACCGTGCTTGCCAAGGGCCGCTACCTGACACAGCACGTAGGTCGCTACAACAAGGAGCAGGTAGGTACTATTGGTGACGATGGCTTAGTAAGAGTTGGTACAAAGGTGTTCCCTGGGGACCCGCTTGTACTCGCTATGAAGAAGTCCAACGTGCACGATAGGGTGGGTTTGTCCGCTATTCGAAAAAGTCTGGGAGGGCAATACGCTGACCAATCGTTGACGTGGGAAGGTGAAGGAGCTGGCGAGGTTGTTAGCTCATTCAAGAAAGGTAATGAGATTGTAGTTCACGTCAAAGCAGTTGAGCCTATGCAGGTGGGCGACAAGATTGCTGGACGCTACGGTAACAAAGGCATTGTTACTAAAGTTGTGGCTGACCATGATATGCCTCACACGCCCGATGGTAAGCACATTGAAGTTGCGTTGAATCCATCTGGGGTTCCTGGGCGTATGAACGTCGGGCAGGTACTTGAGACAGCCGCCAGCAAGATTGCCAAGAAGACTGGGAAGCCCTACATCGTTAGTAACTTCGATGGGACCAACCAGCTAGCTAACGTGCAGCGGCTGCTGAAAGAGCACGGCATCAGCGACACTGAAGCGCTGTACGACCCCACAACGAAGCAGCATCTTGGCGATGCCCTGGTGGGGTACCAGCACATGATAAAGCTGCATCATCAGGTCGATAAGAAAGTGTCGGTGCGCTCAGGCTTGAACCTCCCTGGTAGCGAGCCTGTGAAGTACGACACCAACCTGCAGCCCTCCGGAGGCGGGCATTCGGGAGGCCAGTCCATGGACCCCCTAGGGCTTTATGCCCTATTGGCGCACGGTGCACGCGCGAATATCCGGGAGATGCAGACCTGGAAGAGTGAAGGACCAGACCCCAACGTCAGCCCCCAAAAGCAATGGCAGAGCCAGCATCACGATGTGTGGGATGCCATCCAGCAGGGTGACGCATTACCTACGCCAAAGCCTACCTTTGCCTTCAAGAAGTTCACAGACATGCTCAAGGGTGCTGGCATCAACGTAGAGAAGCAAGGGCATCAATTCATCTTGAGCCCGTTGACTGACGCCAAAATCAAGGAGATGACGGGGGACCGGGTGCTGCCGAAGCCGGCTGAGCTTCTTTATGCCAAGCCGGACCCGAAGAGCGGAGACCCGCGGCCAAAGCCAGGTGGGTTGTTCGACGAGAAGTTGACGGGCGGCCATGGTGGAAAGAAGTGGAGCCGTATTGAATTGGCTGAGCCTGTGCCTAATCCAGTGTTTGAGGGTTCGATTCGCGCTCTCACAGGGTTGAGCGCTGATGACTACAACGGACTTGTGCAGGGCACCCGTGCCTTGGACAAGCATGACCAGCACGTTCCGTTGGGCAAAGGGGTTACTGGTGGTGCCGCCATCAAGCAGCTTCTTTCTCGAATCGATGTAACCGCAGAGCTGACCGCTGCGAAGAAGGAGCTCAATTCGACTTCAGCCACGAAGGTGGACAAGGTGCTGAAGAAAGTGAAGCGCCTGCAGGCGTTGAAGGAAGCCGGTATGACGCCGGCCGACGCCTACATTTTGCATAACTTGCCGGTGATACCTCCTGCGATGCGCCCCATCACAACGATGCCCGACGGGAACTTCAAGTACGCGGATATCAATGAGCTGTATTCTCAGTTCGCCCAAAACAATGACCAGATGAAGGACCCAGTGCTCACGGCCAACTTGACCGATGAGAATAAAACTGAGCTTCGAAAGAACCTATACGATGGGGTAAAGGCCATCATGGGCGTTGGCATTCCTTATGCGGATGCCGAGCACAAGGGTTTGATTCATCAGATTCAAGGAGCCCAGCCAAAGACGGGTTACTTCCAGAGCACACTCATCAGTCGTAAGCAGGATATGAGCATGCGCTCGACCATCGTCCCTGAGCCCTCATTGTCGCTTGATGAGGTAGGGCTTCCCGCCGAGCACGCGATGAAGTTGTTCGCCCCCTTCGTAGTTGGACAATTGAAGAAGTCCGGTGTGGCGAGCACAGTTATTGAAGCCCAGCGCTTGGTGTCTAAGAATTCTCCGCAGGCACAGCGCGCGCTGCAGCAGGTTCTTTCTGAGCGTCCTGTGATGCTAAAGAGAGACCCAGCTCTGCACAAGTACAGCGTGCAGGCGTTTAGGCCTAGGGTTGTAGAAGGCAATGCCATCAAGATTCACCCGTTAGTAACTGGCGGCTACAATGCGGACTTTGACGGTGACACGATGAGTGTCTTTGTCCCCATCAGTGATGAGGCAGTGGCAGAAGCTAAGAAGATGTTCCCTTCGAACAACTTGTTTAGTGAG